ATCTACTTGTTCGTTGAAGATAGATTACTATGAGACGATGTTGGTATATTTGGAAAGTATATTAAAAGTAATTCAAAACAGAACATATCAAATAAAAAATGCAATTGAGTTTATGACATTCCAATATAAACCAATTCCAATCAATCAATTAGGATGGTTGTATGTTAAATTGGATAAAGAAGTATTAGATTTTCTTTGGAAGATGATTGATAAATCAACCAAAGATGATATGAAATCAAATTTAGCAGGAAATATATCTAAAAGTTATTCTCTTAAGGATGATGATAATTATTTTTTTAATAAGGTTTTACTTCCATTAACTAATCATTGGGTAAATAATAAAGGAACATTTTCAGAAGTTCCTTGTGCAGAAAATTTAGATTATTACCTTCATCAGTTTTGGGTAAATTATCAAAATCAATATGAAGTTAATCCATGTCATGATCATGTAGGACTTTTTTCATTTGCAATTTGGATGAAAATTCCTTATGATTGTAAAAAGCAAAATAATTTACCCTTTTTAGATGGAATAAGAGAATCTGATAAGAAAGTGGGATGCTTCGAGTTTCAATATTTGGATATGTATGGAGATGTTGTTAATACTGCATATCGTTTAGATCCTTCATATGAGGGATATATGGTATTCTTTCCAGCAAAATTAAGACATATGGTATATCCTTTTTATGAAACTAAAGAACCACGCATCTCTATAGCAGGAAATATTTGGTACAAAACTAAGGCTTGACACACCACTCTAAATACCCATAGGAGGTATGGGTTATTGAGTGATTTAGTAATACAAAAATCAAATGAGGTTTTTCTTAAGATAGAAGCAGAACCTCATGTTTATTATGAGTTGAGGGATCACTTCACCTTTGAGGTAGAAGGTGCAAAGTTTATGCCTCAATATAGGAACAAGCATTGGAATGGAGAGATACACTTATTCGATTTAAGAAAGAAGCAGATATATGTTGGACTGTTAGATAGAATTATTGCTTTCTGTAAGAGAAGAGATTATCAATATAAATTTGTTGACAACCAATATTATGGAACTCCCTTTGAGATAAATGAAGGGATTTCATATGCTGGTGTTAAGGATTATATGAAGTCCATCTGCTGTCATCTCCCTCGTAAATATCAAATACAGGGAGTATACGATGCTTTAAGACATAATAGAAAACTATTGATAAGTCCCACTGCATCTGGTAAATCGTTGATGATTTACTCCTTAGTAAGATATTATATTGGTAAAGGCGAAAAAATTCTTTTAATTGTTCCCACGACATCTCTCGTAGAGCAGATGTACAAAGATTTTCAGGATTATGGTTGGGATGCTGAGTCATACTGCCACCGCATATATTCTGGAAAAGAAAAAACTAATGAATATCCTGTTACTATTACTACCTGGCAATCTGTCTATAAATTAGAAAGATCCTTTTTTGAAGATTATAATGTAATCATTGGTGATGAGGCTCACTTATTTAAAAGTAAGTCCTTAGTATCTATAATGACAAAACTTCATCATGCCAAGTATAGATTTGGTTTTACTGGAACATTAGATGGCACACAAACGCATAAATGGGTACTAGAGGGTTTATTTGGTCCATCATACAAGGTGACTAAAACAGATGAACTAATGAAACAAGGTCATCTTTCCAAATTAGATATTCAATGTTTGGTACTTAAACATCCTTCTCAAAAGTTTGAAGTTTATAATGATGAAATAGAATATCTAATATCACATGAACAAAGAAACAAATTCATAACTAATTTAACATTAGATTTAAAAGGTAATACACTTGTCCTTTATAGTAGAGTAGAAGCACATGGTGCAGTATTATATGAAAAGATAAATAATAACAAACGAATTGACCGTAAAGTATTTTTTGTTCATGGTGGGGTGGATGCTGAACAAAGAGAATTAATTCGTGAAATTACTGAAAAGGAGAATAATGCAGTCATCGTTGCCTCCTATGGAACATTTTCTACTGGCATCAATATTAAAAATCTCCATAACGTTATTTTTGCCTCTCCGTCCAAATCGAGGATCCGTAATCTCCAAAGTATTGGACGAGTACTTAGAAAAGGTAATAACAAAGTAAAAGCAACTTTGTATGATATATCAGATGATTGTACTCATAATTCTAGAAAGAATTATACATTAAATCACTTTATAGAAAGAATTAAAATCTACAATGAAGAAAATTTTAACTATGAAATAATCACAGTGCAACTTAAGAAAGATGGGAATTGAAGACGACTTTTATGCAACAATAAAACTTAAATCTGGAGAAGAGGTTTTCGCACGGGTTGCCGCTTCTGAAGAAGAAGATAGGACTATGTTGATTATACATACACCTGTTGTTTTTAGTGAAATAAAACAAAAAGGTGGATTAGTTGGATATAAAGTAGAACCTTGGTTAAAAACTACTAAAGAAGATATGTTTATTGTTAATATGGATAATGTTATAACTCTTTCTGAATCAGGTGATATGGAAATGATTGTAATGTATCAACATTTTCTTAGAGATTCCCAAAGAGAAATTCAACATCAACATAAACTTAATAGAAGAATGGGATATATTTCCAATGTACATGATGCTAAAGAAAACTTAGAGAAAATATTTAAATTAGATAGTCCTGAAAATAAATCTAGCTAAGACCAACCCTTGAACCTCCACAAAGGTATTCTATTGTGATTTATATACCTTGTCAAGTATGTGTGGAAGTGTTATAATATCTACATAATAGTGATAAAGACTCATGGCAATAATTAAACCTATGGCTAAAAGAAAAAGATCTGAACACTATGTTAACAATAAAGAGTTTTTAGCTGCATTAATTAAATATCAAGAAGATATAGAAATAGCACGACTGCAAGATAAACCTAAACCAGTTATACCAAGGTACATAGGTGAGTGTTTCTTAAAGATTGCTAACCATTTGTCTTTTAAGCCTAACTTTGTTAATTATATGTTTAAGGAGGACATGATCTCTGATGGAATCGAAAATTGCGTTCAATACATACATAATTTTGATCCTGAGAAATCCAAGAATCCTTTTGCTTACTTTACGCAGATTATACATTATGCATTTCTCCGCAGAATACAAAGGGAGAAACGTCAGTTAGAGATTAAGAATAAGATTCTTGAGAAGTCTGGTTATCAAGAAGTATTTGATGATAATAATCAGATTGACGGATCTAATTATTCGGACTATAATTCAATCAAAGATGCGGTGCATTCTAAATTGCGTAATTAATGAAAGTTGCCATCATAACTGATCAGCACTTTGGAGCACGAAAAAATTCTAAACTTTTTCATGATTATTTTCTGAAGTTTTATAATAATATTTTCTTTCCTTTTTTAGAAAGGTCAGGGATTACTACGGTTATTGATATGGGAGATACATTTGATAATCGTACAGGGATTAATTTTTCTGCTTTAACATGGGCAAAGGATAATTATTTTGATAGGTTAAGAGATATGGGCATTACTGTCCATACGATAGTTGGTAATCATACAGCGTATTATAAAAATACAAATGAGATAAATGCAGTAGATCTTTTACTGAGAGAATATGATAATGTAAAAATATATTCAGAAACAACTTCTATAGAAGTGGGTGGTTGTAATATTCTTCTTGTGCCTTGGATAAACAAGGAGAATGAAGAGAAGAGTGTAGCAATGATTAATAAGTCAAGAGCACCTATGTGTATGGGGCATCTTGAGTTGAATGGATTTAGAGCTACACCAGGTCACATGATGGAGCATGGAATGAAATGGGATATATTTAAGAAATTTAAAAAGACATTCTCTGGTCATTATCATTGTCGTTCAAATGAAGAGAATGTTTATTATCTTGGAAATCCTTATGAGATGTTCTGGAATGATGTGAATGATCCTAATAGAGGTTTTCATTTATTTGATACAGAGACACTAGAGCATACTCCCATTAATAATCCATATAGATTGCATCACTTGGTTTATTATAATGATACTGATTATCAGTTATTTGACGCACGGGAATTGGAAAATAAAATCGTAAAAGTTATTGTTAAACAAAAATCAAATACCACTCAGTTTGAAAAGTTTATTGATAAACTATATGCAACTAATGTTGCAGAATTAAAAATTGTAGAAAATTTTCAAATTCAAGAAGCAACAGACTTTGAAGCATTTGAATCAGAGGATACTATATCAGTTCTTAATCGATATATTGAAGAAGCAGAAATTAAACTTGATAAATCTAAAGTACAAAAGATGGTACAAAACATTTATCAAGAGGCATGTGAGTTGATTTAATGTTTATCTTAACAATACATGGAAAAGAAACAGAAGGTGCTTACTCGGTGCAAGATGATGAAGGAGAACATATCCTTTATCTCTTTGAAGAAGAGGATGATGCTGTTCGATATGCTATGATGCTTGAAGATAGTGGAAGTCCTAAGATGCATGTTATTGAAGTGGAGGATGAGGTTATGATCAAGACCTGTGAGTCTCATGATTATAACTATGCAGTTATTACTCCTAATGACATCGTAGTCCCTCCTGCTACCAAACATGATTACATTTGAAAAAATACGGTGGAAGAATTTTCTATCTACTGGAAATCAATTTACTGAAATTAATTTATCACTTGATAGTGAAGCTAAATTCTCTAAGAATTCTACTACATTAATAGTAGGAACAAATGGTGCTGGAAAAAGTACTGTATTGGATGCTCTTACTTTCAGTTTGTTCAATAAACCATTCCGTAAGATTAGTAAGGGTCAGTTAGTCAATACTGTGAATGAAAAAGATTGTATGGTTGAGGTTGAGTTCTCTATAGGACCAACTGAATGGAAGGTAGTAAGATCTATTAAACCAAATAAGTTTGAGATATGGAGGGATGGTAGTTTGATGGATCAAGCTGCTTCTGCTAATGATCAACAGAAGTGGTTAGAGCAGAATGTTCTTAAGATGAACTATAAGTCATTTACTCAGATTGTAATTCTTGGATCAAGTGCATTTGTTCCATTCATGCAATTGACTGCATCTAATAGAAGAGAAGTTATTGAAGATCTTTTAGATATTAAGATTTTTTCATCTATGAATAATTTGATTAAGGATAAAATAAGAGAACTTAGAGAACAGATAAAAACATTAGAACTTAAGAAAGAATCTCTTAATGATAAAGTGGAGATGCAAGAGAATTTTATTGAAGAGGTAGAGCAACAAGGTAAAGGAAGAATAGAAGAAAATAAAAAGAAAATGAGAAGTATTGGTGATGAGATTTGTGTTATGATAAATCAGAATGAGCATACAGAAGATCGGGTATATGGTCTTACTCAAGATCAAGAATTATTAACAGGAGCTACAAAAAAGTTACGTGAGTTAGGAAACCTTAAAGGAAAAATATCCAATAAAGTATCTACCATTACTAAAGAGCATAAGTTTTTCACAGAACATACTGTTTGCCCTACTTGTAGACAGGACATTCAGGAGGACTTCAGAATAAATAAAATTACCGATGCTCAAACTAAAGCTAAGGAGTTGCAATCTGGTTATAAAGAACTAGAAGAAGCAATTAAAAATGAAGAAGAGCGAGAGCATCAATTTACTACCCTATCGAAGGAGATCACAACATTAACGCATGGCATTTCTAAAAACAATACTCGCATTTCTGGATGTCAACGACAGATCAGAGATCTTGAATCGGAAATTCAAAAACTTACCGAACAACTTGCAGATAGAAATACTGAGCATGAGAAGTTAACCACCTTTAAGGACAAACTATCATCTACATACGAAGAATTATCCTCTAGGAAGGACACTATAAGCTATTATGATTTCATGTATAGCTTACTTAGAGACGGTGGAGTCAAGACTAAAATCATCAAGAAGTATCTACCTCTGATAAATCAACAGGTCAACAGATATCTTCAGAAGATGGACTTCTACATCAACTTTACACTTGATGAGGAGTTTAACGAAACCGTCCAGTCTCCTATCCATGAGGATTTTTCTTATGCTTCTTTTTCTGAAGGAGAGAAGATGCGAATTGACCTAGCACTTCTATTCACATGGAGAGCTGTAGCCAAACTCAAGAATAGTGTAAATACGAATCTACTCATTCTGGA